TGTTTCTTACGACCTATATTGTATTTTGACTCAAGCGTCCACTCACCTTTTTCTTTAAAAGATAATACTTTAATTTGATTTAAAGGAGCAAGGTCTTTAATTTTTTCTTGACTTTCTGTAGATATATTTACAAGTCCCCAATCAACCAATAATTGTACAATACGATTACGACGTTGTATATCATTTAAGGATATGTTTGCTTTCTTTCCATCTAATGCAAACAACTCCTTAAAGTGTACTATGTAATACCTTCCCTGTTTATGAAGTATATGACATGATTGATATATCTTTCTTTCTTTACGTGACGCTACACCTATACGTGTTAATGTTTCTCTTACCTTAAGGAAATCATCTGGTTCTGCTAGAACCACCTCCACCATATCAGTTTGTTTCCATTGGATCTCTTCACTCATTTTTACCACCTTTACTCAATGATTTTTTAATACTATCTAGTTGATCCTTGGTAAGTATTCTTAATGCCTGTAGAGCTTTATCGTCATTATAACCATAATACTCTTTAACTACATCAAGATAATCAATAGAATCTTTTCTAGTCCAAGGAGAAAATCTTTTCCTTGGCTTCAAACTATTTAGGAAAAAGTCATATTGCATCTTGTTAGGAATGTGTGAATTCTTATTCATTTCATTCGCAAACAAAATAGTGTCAGTAAAGGAACTCAGACATCTATTAACAATATAAGGAGGATACTTTTTTTGAGCGTCAGGATCATCATCCAATATATTCTTCTTGGATTGATTGATGCTGTATAGGTAGTCTTTCAGTTGGTACATTGTTCCAGTGGCGGATCACTCCGCTAATAATAAAGCAGTTAGTGATAAGATAGCTGACGAATATAACAGTGCGTACCACAACCACGTAATTGTCATATTCTTTTGTTCTGTCGTCTGAGAATGATCCGAGTGCATACTTCCAAATCTCCCACAATTTAAAATTTCGCATTGACACCTACAACTGTAGCGTTAGGGTTTCTGGCAAGTGCAACTTGACGTGCATCTTGATAATCTTTAGCAATCACTTCTTCTTTGAAGACAGTTCCTGCTTTGTATAGAGTTACTTCACACTTCATAATGTTTGTTAATCTCCTTAACTATATCTATTATAGCAGATGTATTTCTAAAATGAAACCATTCTCCATGTTTATGAAAATCTCTTGCTACCCAATGTGCAGTATCTTCAAAATTTTTCATAACCTCTTCTTCTCCTCTCCAATAACCATAAATTTTTATTCTGTTACCATTATAATGTTGAATATCTTTACATCTTTTAGTAACAGAATTGGTATATCCAATTTTAACATTACCCATAGGTATGCCATGTTTTGAACACTCTGCAAAAACATAAACAAAACCATAACCTTTTCGTTTATCGTCAGCAGTAAATCTTTTCCAAAGAGATTGATCTACACCCTCTGCAAAAAATGGGGGTGGTAATTTAGTTCCTTTCATAATTAATAGTTATAAAGAACAAGTTCTTTTCTAGATGCCTGATCTATATTGTAACTTCCTACAGATCTCATGGTGTAAGTGTGTGCAAATTCTGCAGATGTCCATCCATCAAAACGATCTTTAATAATTTGATCAGAGTTATAAGATACTAACTGACTACTAGCATATCTATCACACTGGATAGCAAACTCATCATGATCAAATCCTTTATGCATGTTCCCTTTTTTACCATACAGATTTGATTTAATTTCATATGGAGGATCCAGATAAATGAAAACATTTCTGTCATCAGTAAAGAGTTGTTCGTATGATTCGTTAGTAAACTTCCAGTTCGCAATTATTTCTTGATAACCAGTTAACTTTTCAATTCCATTGAAGGAAAAGTTGGAGTCACTTGCTTGTTTTGAGAATGATGAAGACTCAGTAAGACCAGAGAAACTACACTTATTGACAACATAGAAAGAAACAGCACGATGAATTGCTTCAGTATCTGTGATGTCTTTCTCTAAGTACGTTTTAGCATCCAAGAAAAGTTGTTTTGCTGAACTGGGATCAGGGTGTCTTTGTTTAAGTTGGAGAAGTATGTTCTTAACTTCATGTCCGTTGTTTTGTATCTGTCTCCAAAAATTGTATAGTGGTTCATACAAATCATTTACCCAAATTTTTAGATGAGGATATCTTTTACTAACCTCAATAGCTACGCTACCACCACCTAAAAATGGTTCACGATACTCAGTGTAATCTGATAGATTAGGAATAAATTGAAACAGTTTACTTAAAGCACGACTTTTTCCGCCAGGATATCTAAGAGGAGTTTTGTGTGATTTAGTCGTCATGATCATCCCAAGGGTCAGTTAAATTTTGATTTGCAAAGAATCCTCTATACACTCCATAACCTGCTAACAATATTGTAATAACTGCAATTGAAATAGGAAATGTAATATTGGGATCAAGGGTAAGGTGTGGGATCATCATTTTTTAAACTCGCAACTCATCATGATTTCTGTTAGACATGCTAACATATTGATCTCTTGATCTGGAACAAGAGTAATGTCCTTCATATACTTTGCCATAATAAGAACTGCTTCTGGTATAGATGCTGGTTTCAATACACCATATAAACTATCATAGATCTTTCTCATAACAGAACTAGGATCATTGTCCATATGTTGTACTACCCAGTTCTTTACTGTGGTAAACTCTTTCTTTGCTAATGCCGAAAGAAGATTATCAAGATTGACATCAGCAATATCCACGAGAATAGCTGCATCAATGGCTCCATTAGCAGAATAGCGTTGACACTCATTGATAAGCCTGCGCCAATCAGGATAATACCGCTTAATAAGTTTAGCCAGAACTTTGTCTTCAAACGTAACTTTCTCATCTTTAAGAATTCCTCTCAATCTATCAAAAAATTTACCTTGCAATTGAACTGATTGCTCAGGTTTAATTCTAAAGTCAACAACTGTACATCTAGAATGTAATGGTTCAATAATCTTATTGATAAAATTACATGTGAATATAAATCTACAGTTACTATGAAACTCTTCTACAGCACTTCTTAATGACAATTGTACATCGTTAGTAGTGTTATCTGCTTCGTCAATGATAACAACTTTATGTGATGCACCTGATGTCAATGATACAGTTGTAGCAAACTGTCTTACACGATTACGTACAGTGTCAAGGAAACGTCCTTCATCAGATCCATTGATCATGATATAGGATGCACCTATCTCATCACATAAAGCTTTTGCAATTGTAGTTTTACCTACACCTGCAGTGCCACTCAAAAGAAGATTAGGTAGTTCTCCTTGGTCAACAAAACCTTGAAACACTCTACGAGTGCTGTCAGGGAGAATACAATCTTTCACAATCTTGGGACGGTATTTCTCCACCCACAAAAATTCTTTACTCATAATAAAATCCAATCAGGTTTGCGTGATGGGTCACGCAGATAATTTGTAGCAACCCAAGGTTTAGATGCAATGTATTTTTTGTATGCAGTGAAGATATCAATACTTGTATCGTATTTGAACTCGTCAGGACCTGCAAATGTAAATGTCTTAGGTTTGTATGGATAGGGTGCTGAAGGAATAATAGTTGTTGCTTCCTCTAGTGTTTTCTCACAACTATGAACCTTAGCATATCTCCATTGATATTCATTGCACAAAGCTAGACCATGTGCTAGTAACCACCATGTATTTTCTAGGCAAGAGTTTGCCCATACAGTGCATGGATGATTACGAAATGCACCTTTCTCTGTCTTGTATGGTTGACCATCAAGACGATGCAACTCACCATAACCATGACCCCACTTGTCGGAACATACTATAGAAAGCATCTGACAAGTTTCTAGAGGCATCTTGACAATATGTTTGTCAGGTAGATGTCTAGCGGATAGAGTTGGTGATGGATCAGTTACAAAAATATTCAAGGTTCTAATGCAATGTAGTAAGTTAAGTCTACATCAGTATTAGTCCATTCGGAAATCAAATGTTTAGATACCTTAACAGTATAGTCACCTGGTAGAACACGAATGTTCTCAATCTTAAGGTCAAGAGAAAAGGTGCCAGTAGTACTACCTGCCAAAGTGAGATCGTAAGTATTACTGGTATCATTTTCTTTGTCCCTGAGAATAAGTTTGATAGTGTCGGATCCTTCTTCGGAAAAAAATGTAAGATCAGGTAAGCTATAAATGGCGGATGCCTTCTGTAATGCTAGAAGATCATCACTAGAAAGATTGAATTGAAGATCAGAACCAGGAAAATTTACATTTTTTTCTGGTGCAGACTTAAGAGTAATCTCAGGATCAGAAAAGTAATACTTAGCAGATTGACGACCACCTTTTATGTTTACAAAATCAGAAGTTGTAAACTCTAATTGAGGATCGTTGAACAAAGAGATACCACTAAGAAACTGACTTAGGTCATAGATCGCAAAGTCAGAGGGGAATACTTCTTCACCAGTAAACTTTGCTAGAATATTCTCTGCATTAGAGATTGTTCTTACAGTACTTCCTTTACGAAAAACAATAGAAGAGTTGATCGTACTAAAATTTTTAAGAACGTCTAGTGTCTTTTTAGATAAAGTAACTTTACTCATGATGTAGATTTGTTGTGAAAATGTAAAAGTAGCACTGCATAGTGAACAACTTTGAAGATGTCCTGCTTTGCTGTGCCCTTCTTGTCATAGCGTGACGCATATTTTAGTATGTTAGACCTACAGAATGCTTCTGCGTCACCAATAGCATCAATAAGATCAAGGGTTTGAACCCCATCACTTTGACTATAGTGTGCTCCATAGGTATTGGAGATGTAGTCAGAGATCTCGTCAAGAATCTCTTTCTCATTGTATTTCAATTCTTACTCCAGACATGTTCTATGTCTCCATGATAACATTGAAATTCATTTCCGTCAAGGTCAATCACATTAATTTTGTGATTTGCTTTCCACTCCTCACCTCCGTCTCCCATAATGCGAACACTCCTGCCGTCTTTAAGACGGAGGATGTGTCCTAGATATCCGTTAAACTTCTCCTTCATTACTCTCCTCCTTGTCAAGGTCAACTCCTGCATCAATCTTATCATACAACTCTATGAAAGATTGCTTAGTCTCTTCATCAAAACGATTGACGCAAACTTTGATAGCTTTGACACGATTGTTCCAGATAGCATATGCTCTCACAATGTGAACAAGTCTTCTTGTACTGATGACCTCATCAATACCACCATCCTTGAAAGTTCTACGGATGATGTCTGCCCAGTTAGAAAGATTCTGATAGAACTCTGTGTCATTCTTACCAATAGAGGCAGCAACTTTTTCAAGAATCTTCTGCTCAGTTTTAGGAGTAGGATACTCTTGCTCAAATGTCAAAGCAAATCTCTCAAGGAATGCTTCGTTAAGAACATTAGTACCGATGAATCTACCATCATCAGAACC